TCCAATCGTCACCTGAGATCCAACCGGCACAGGGTAATCCTTGTTGGTCGCCGCGGTTCCGGTCGAACTGGCTCGAACGTACACCAAAACGGTTCCCAAGTTGGTTAAACAGAGAGATTTTGATCCAACGCCAAGTGTCACACTTGCTGCCGTTGTGGTAGGTGCAACAGTCTGACCAGCAGCATATTTTGGGATGAAAGGAATGATGATCATAAATTATCCTACTCTGTACCAGACTTTTAGCACCGGCTCAAATCGCAACGTAAAAAAGGAATTCGCGGCTAATGTAGTTGGTGCGCCAACCACCGTAGATCCGTTGCCATTAATAGTCAACGCAGTAACAGATTGAGTGCAATTCACAAGGATTTCTTGTGACTCAACACAATTAAGCACCGATGGCAACGTAATAGCGCCCTGGACGTATCCCGCAAGCGGCGTAAGCACCAACCACACGCTTTTGTTCGAGTCGTTAACCAGCACTGTAAATCCAGTGGCATTCGGCGCGGCGTACTGAAGGCGCTTTCCATCAACAGAACTGGTTCCAGCCTGTACCCACTCTAAAACAGTAGATCCCAGTGCCCTGTAATCTTGTCCGTTGTTGTTGACGGCAAAAGTCGTCCCGTCTTGAACCAAATTTGTTAGTGCGAGTCTCTCGATGGACATATTACAAATCGTTGAAATTTAACTGACCGTTTTTAGTTACGCGAAGCGGGTCCAAATTAGGCTGGATCAAATATCGATCATTCCAGTACTTATTACCAGATCCAGAAGGCATTGTAGTGGGCATTTGCAATTCTGCCGGAACCGTAAATTGAATCAGCATTGCATCGTAAGCCTGCTTTGCTGCCATTTTGGTTTCCAAAGCTACTTCTTTGCCATACCCAGGCCCAATTCGCACTGCTAAATTTAAAATGATCGGCTCATTGCATGAGTCCGGAACCGCGGGAGTTTCATCGTCAATTGATGATGTTTGTGGAGCCGATGAAATAGGCCAACCGACATGGATTCCTTTTAAGTTCCATAATCCCATCATGGAATCCAACCGCAACAACGCTGAACTTAACTGATCTGCCGTCAGGTCATAGATGTAGGATGCGAGTCCTATTTCTTCAAACGCCGCGAGAATGTAGAGGCGCTTTGTCCAGGCCATAATCAGTTCTTTTTCTTTTCAGGAAGCTTTGCCGCGGCCTTAGCCTCGGCAGGAGTTAAATGCCATCCTTCTTTGAGCGCAAGGTCAAGCACTCCTTCGCGTGAAACGTCAACCACAGTGTAATCGAAAAGATCACCGTGAATATGATGCGACCCAGGATACCGGTAAAGCATTGTTTCATCTTTAAAGATCTCCACAAGTGTTTTTCCTCGCATAAAAATCAAAGAGAAGGGAGGGACAGTTTCCTGCCCCTCCCCATAATCCTAGCTACCCAGATTAGGTCTGGCTGAACAGCATGATGCCGGTCATTTCGGGTTGCTTGTTCACAACACCGAAGAAGCAGTCCAAACGGTACTTGGTGACCATCGTGTTGATATCGTAGAACTTCTGCATCACGATTTCAATGCCCTGGTCAGTGCTGGCACGCATCACTGCAACACCAGCATCCGGAGGAATCACATACCGGCCTGGGAGCAATTCGATTGCATCCTTCTGCCAGAATGGGTTGATGTTTGCCGTCACCGTGTTCAGGAACGTGATAGCCGCACCGGAAGCCGGTGTGGTCGTGACGTTCTGATACTCCAGTTCAGCGTCAGTTCCACCACCACCAGATATGATGGGAGGACTGATCTGCACAGTCCCAGTGCCGCCGGAACCAGAGACGATGCCCGTAACGCGGAACGTCTTTAACTGGCCGGTAGATGCCTTGGTGATGTGATGCACGGCATAAACGCCAAGGATCGTAAACGCATCGCCAACTTTTACGGTTCCAGATCCAACAGTGATGTTCAGGTTCTGGTAACGGTTATCAACGTTGCTCACTTCGCCCGTAGACGCAGTGCTTGTTGCGCGAGGTGTGAACCACTGGTTTGCACCATTGATAGTCACGCTCACTCCTGCCGCCGGAGTCAGACGATTGGCGTAATCAAGCTTGTAGGTATCAAATGATCCCACCATGCCGATACGGGACTTCTCGTATGCCGTGATCGTCTTGCTTGCAACAAGGTTCTGACGGGCAGCAAGATTGCTTGCCATGCCGTTGTAATCGCGAGTGGACAGGGCCAAGCAACGCTCGAAGTCCTGTACGCCCTGCTCGTTCATAATCGCCTCAATCTGGGCAACGTCATCAAAACCAGTGGCTGCACTGCCGCGAGCAACAACCAGGGTTCCTTGGTTGGATGCGACACTCATCACCGCTACGTTGATATCGGAAGCCAGTTTCTGCTTGGCAGCATTACCCAAACGGTTTTCCTGAAGAGCATCGCGCAATTCAAGTGCCGTCATTCTCCACGGCACAGACTTGCTGAAACCAATGGTGGCAGGCACTGCCAACTGGGTGTAGTCCTTGAAGTTGCTCGTCATATCCGTTCCGGAGAACGACTGAGCAATGTAGGGCTGTGGGCGCCAGATCGTATTGTTAGTACGTTCCATCATGGTGGAGTCTGTGTTGTACACAGACACTTGCCGCGACAGGACGAGTGCGTCCTGAAATCCTTCGAGAATATTTTCAAACGCAACGCGTTCTTCCTTACTAAAATTATTAGCCATAAGACTTTACTGTTTGTTTTTAAGTTGGTTTTTGTAGGCGAGAACTTTGGTGAAATCGCCCGTTTTTGCTGCTTCTGCCCGTAACCGTTCCAAAGATGAATCAACCGTTCCGGACATAGCGCCGGTCCCAGAAACTCTCCGTTCAGGAGGAGGAGGAGTTGATTTTTTCTTTTCCACAGTTATGCGAGTTTCTAACTTTGCTACAGCAAATGAAAACTGAACCGGATCTTTTAACTCAGCTAGTTCTTTTGCTTTCTTAGGATTCTTTCCTAGTGCGTAAATGAGTTGTACGGGATTTTCGCTGCCCTGCAACAAAATTCCTTGTTGAGCAATAGAAAAAGTATCGTTTACGACTGCTTCTGCTTCATCGTAATCCGTAGCGCCAAACGATTGTTTTCCGGTGGCGTAATTATTAACTTTCTGCTGCCAAGCCTGCTGTTCAGTTTCCTGCTGCTGCCGGACTACTCGTTCACGATCTTCAACCTCACGTTTGCGGTTGTACCATTGTTCCAACTGAGATTCGTAGACATTAGTGTCGAAGTCACAAGTTTCCAGAGTTGGCTTTGTACCCAAGGCGACTTGCTCAACAGGATTTGCTGCTTTAATACGGTCCTGTAGCTCTCGATTCTCCCGTTGAAGCTCTCGGTTTTTCTTTCTAACGTCTCGCACCCATTGAGGGGCAGGCTGTTTATCTTCCTCGTCTGGTTCTTCCCCAGCGATTGAAACAACAACGTCATCAACAGGTTCCGTTGGTTCCTCTTGCGAGTCCGTTTCCGTTTCCGGCCCAGGTTCCGTATGCTCAACAGGTTCACTCGGAGTTTCAACTTCCGGTATTTCAACTTCCAGGTCTTTGTCTTCAGGTTCGTCTATCATGGTTGTGGGTTACTCTGCACAGGTGCAGGAGGTTGTGGTTGCTGCATTGGTGCAGCAGCAGCAGGAGATCCCTGTACCCCGCCTTGCGGGATAAAGGAAGGCACTGCTCTCTGCACCATCTCAAGATGGTTTAAATCCACCTTGGAAAGTGTTTCCAACGCCTTGGCGTGTTGCTCATCTGCTTTTGCGGCAATCAAAATGGTATCGGCCCTATTCTTAATTGCTGCCGTTGTCTCTTTATCTGCCGCGGCCATGATGTAAGTATGTTCAGGTGTAGGCATTTGATTCTGCATCTCTGCCATCATCTCTTGCTTCTCCTGTTCAGTAGGTTTAACCACACCCATGCGAAGCAATTGTTTTCGGAAGTATTCTCGCACATCACCAATACCCTCTCCCTCCATGTTCATCATAATCATGGAAGAAAGCACTTTTAGCATCTCTGGGTCTTGGGTCATTGCCATCATGCCGGTCAACGATTTAACGGTTGATGTGCGTTTGCTGGCACTGGTAGGGCCAACTTCCACGATTACATCAAACACGGCTTTGGTCATATCGTTCTCCATCTCGATTTCCCCCGTGTTCTGATTCATGGTGGGTTGCATCAGTTTAATGAGTTCCACCTTCCCATTACTGGCAATGGTTTTCATTTTCCGATCACTCTCGATGAACACATCTCGCGCCATTGATAACCAAATCTCGCCAGAACGCTTGATCGACCGGCCCATGTTGTCCATGTAGATGAAACTCTGATTGCTCAGAGCATTCTGGATCATATCCACCGCTTTTCCAGTCACATGGGAGAGCATTTTCTCCGCGTTCTGACCGTTTCCCAGCACCTCCTGCATATCAATCTCGGTGATTTGTAGCAGTGCTGCCATTGCAGGAGGCGGTGTAGGCGATTTAGTGTACGCAATCGGTCCCGCGGCCTGCTGATTGCCGTTCATATCGGTCAACGGATTGACCAGCAGGTAAGGAAAGTTCCGTAGGTTGTCCTCGGACCACATTACCTGGTGACCGGCTACCTGTTCCGGCGTAAAAATTGGCTTTTCAACTGACGAAATGGCACTGATCTCGGCCAGTTTGGACAACTGCATATTTTTCAGACGCTGAACGTCCTTCGCAAGCCGGATATGCCCCATGCAACGCTCGACGTTATCCACAAACCACCGTTTTCCGTAAACCGGAACGATTGGAATGTTGTTTCCGGCCAGTACTCCGCAATCTTCCAGCACACTGTTTCCAGACATGATGTACTTATGGCACTTCTGCTGCTTTAACTTCTTCTCCCGCACTTTTTTCCAGCCCAGTTTTTTAAACATAGGCCAGTCATTCTCCATCTCGGCCTCGGACAACGTCTTTTCCTCGCCCATCAGACTCTTGATGTACGTCACTGTCTCGGTCATTTCCTCAATCCTATAGTACTCGCACACATAAACAACGTCTGGAGTAAGCCAATCAAACCTCAACTGCTGGATCGTCTTGGGCCAAGATGCTGGATCATCGTTAAACTCTTCCCGATACGCCGCTGGAGTCATTGAATACAGTACAAAGCACCGTTTAGCGTCCGATTTATCATACCGCTTCCCGTTCAAATCCCAGAAAACGCTACTGTCCGCGTCATAAATCGGTTCAATCCGAATCCTCTGCCTCTCGTCATCTGCGTCTTCCGGATACGCATACTCAGTCCTGAGCCTCCAGGCGCCAATCCCGCCGGTCACAGCTTCCTCAAACGCATTATCATACGCTTCCTGCGCCCCACTGTACTGCTCGTCCGCTCGATACAAACCAGCACAAGTATCAGCCAGTTTATCGTACTCCCCATCCTCTTTAGAGGCAAAAGCTACTGTAATTCGATTGTTCCGGTACTCATTGCACACTCGCAGTACACTCATGTGTACTTTATTCACCTCAAACCGCGGCTTGTTTTCAAACTGATCCCCCAACGGCCCTTCCCACTGCGCTCCAGCTATCGAAGTAAAGCGCCGGTCCTGCAAACAGAGCAACCGTTCGTTACGAAGTGCCGCTTGAATCACATCGAATTCGCGCACTGCTTCTTGATGAATATCAGCTAACTTCGTTTCTTTACTCATAATCGTTACTGTGACCTAGCAAAAAAACTCTTTACAGGCAACAACGCAACTCCAGCATTTCGCGCCCGCGCCTTGGCCTGTCCCGCTCGATTCAGTCCGCTCACCACCAAATACCGAGTGGCATCCATCAAATGGTCGTGTTCCTTCACTACCTTCCCATTTGTGTCCCGCCGGTACAACCGAAATTCTGATACCCAATTGTTCAGACTCTTAAACACCTTCAACCGGCCAGTACTCATCCTCTGCCACACATCGTACAGTCCCGTCTCAACCGCATTGTTTGCCACCGCAAGGTCCAGACCTAACGCCTTGTACCTTGAAAACAACTGTTGCCCGTCTCCCTGCGCCCGTCCGCGGCTTGCTGGATCGATCACACCTGGTAGTCCTATCCCTCGCGCCCGAATCGCCTCCGCATGAATCGCCGGTTCTGCCTGTCCCCTGTAATGCTCCGAGTACAAGTACGCGCATCCACTATCTTGATCCAGCGCAGCAAACACCGCGGCAGTCCGGTTCCAGCCCACATCCATCCCATACGCCCTGGGCCAGTGATCCGGTATTTCAAAATCCGGCACCACAACGTCACTCTCTGGCACCGGATAAATCGCACCGGCACCCAACTGAGGCACCCCCTTGGAACGCGCATCCCGCTGAAACGGAGGAATCGATTGCCACAGTTCTTTCTTCTGCTCCGCACTCAGATGCGGCACATCGTCCCAGGTTGCCATCCCCACAAACTTTGACCCATCCGCACGTTCCACTACCTCCCCATCCTGCAAGAATGCCATCACCGTCTCACTCATCCCCATCAGAGGCGTGAACGTCAGCATCGTCATCCCATCATTCGTCATCGTTCGCAGAACGCACTCCGTATACACATCGAGCGGAGGTTCTTCGTCCAACCAAATGATATCCTGCTCCGTTCCCTGAAACGCTTCTCGCCTCTGATCGTAACTCTTAAATACCAACCGGCTCTCATCCCCGCTCTGGTGCCGGACAACCACAATTTCCAGTGCCTCTGCCACCCCCGCCTTCGAGGTCGTCCGCAAAATATCCTCCTTGGGGATTAACCCCGTCCCGTAGTTCCCTGGGGCGCCCATCAGTTTCAACTGCAAAATATCGCGAGTCGTCTTCCCCGTATCCCCTGCCGCCCATGCAGAAATCCCCTTCTTAAACCGGCGCCCCTTCCACCACTCCGGATACCGGCCAGTCAAATGCAGTGCCAGTTCGTATCCACCAATCCCCTCGGTCTTCCCAATACGGTTCGCCGCCATCATTAACCGTTCACGGTACTTTGAACCAGCATTGAAAAATGCAATGTGCTTTGGATACAACTCACGCCGGATCGGTCCCTCGTCCGGATAGTACATCTGGATCTTCCGCTCTTTTGCTCGCCGGAGTGTCTCCTCCAGTGCCATCGCAAGGAGCTTCTTCAACTCCTCACCTTGCGGCGCAGGGGGCGCCTCCGGTGCCGGTATTACCTCGGGTTCTGGCGCCTTCTTTGGCCTGCCGCGTTTCTTTGGCTCACTCATTGGTCCGGCTCCTCTGAACTGTCGCCAATCCCTCCATCACCTCTGAACACTCACTATCCACAACAATCTTAACGTGCGGATGCGCGTTCTTACTTAGCCATTCCATCACCGGAACTAACAGGTTTTTCAACTCTTCAAACTTCTCTGGATTCATAATTAGTACGGACAGTTATCTTCATCCTCGTCTTGAGTGGGCCTCCCAGGAGCCTTTTCCGGCGCACCTCCCAGCATCTGCATCATCTCTCCAACTACACGCAATTTACTGCGCTTCTCCCCATCTTTATCCCACTGCTCCAACTTCAACCGGCCCTCTACATACACCGGCTTCCCCTTCTTTAAATACTTCCCAGCAATCTCAGCCACCTTCCCAAACATCACCACATCCACAAACGTAGCCTCCTCCTTCTTCACCCCATCCTGCGTCCAATTCCGATTAATCGCCAATCCATACTCTACAATCGTACTCCCACTCGGCAACACCTTCACATCCGGATCACGCGTCAGGTTTCCTATCAACATCACTCGATTTAAATTCGCCATATTCCAGTTTTAATAATACTTCCAGTTTTAATTTTATTTAACTACTTCAGCTTCAACAGTTACTACGTCTCCCAAAAGCCCCTGCTTCTTGCAGGCACCCATGATTTCAGCTATCTTCGTTGATAACTGATCATCACTCATCTCACTGAGTTCTAATTTCAAAGGTTCATCCTTCATCCCAGATATTTGCGTTGGCAACACCTTATGCAGCAACCCAACAAACGTCCGCGGGTCCGTGTGCGCCATCGATATTAAATACTCCACGCCTCCAGCTTCTTCATAAGCCTTCATAATGTCGTCTCGCAACGACATAGCTAATTTTACACTACCCAAGCGTCCACCGGTTTTTCCCATGCACCCACTCTAAGGAGTGCTGGCGTAAACGCAAGCATTTTATTTTTAGACCAAAACGCGAGGGTTTGGTGCATAGGGATATCTATGGTACGGGCGCGGGGGCGCAGGGGGGCGCGGGCCCCCGCGGGTAGGCGCCCATGCGTGCGTGCGTGCGCCCATGCGTGCGTGCGTGCGTGCGTGCGTGCGCCCATGCGTGCGTGCGTGCGTGCGTGCGTGCGCCCATGCGTGCGTGCGTGCGTGCGTGCGTGCGCCCATGCGTGCG